GGGTGCCCCACCTGCTGGAGCAGATGCACCGTGGACTTTGGTGCACCCGGGAGGCTTCCGCGAGGAATGAACATGTTAGTACGTCAATGTGTTTATCCACCTTCCCCGGCGCGATATGGTGAATACGGCCGGCGTTTCTTTACAACTTTTATCAGAACGTTTAAATGATAAGTTTTAGAAATAATGGGACAGCGAAATAAAACAATAATGGAAACTTGTAAATTAAAATGCATAGGTTAGAAGAGAAAGGAAACAACTATATCGCAAGAGCGGCAAGAAAACCGCTAATCAACGGATAAGCAGTGGTAAAGGAAGAAACAACAGAGCAAGCAGCCGGCCAGAGCCTAAGAATCTCAGAGATGAACCCCTCCTCTTCCACACCAGCGTCATCTACGTTGCGAACAACAGGGACACTGGAACAGAAGTTATCAGCGGCCGCCATCAGAAGCGGCTGTGACGGTGGGGCGGGGGTCATCAACCCCGAAGAACCAGAAAGGTTGGCGGAGTTGGTGTTAGCACTCAAGATAGAAGCATTAGGATTAGTCTGGCATTCATAGTGGACGCGGACGTGCAGCTCACCCAAAGGTGTAGAAGCTGCTGCAACGCCACCAGTTGACGACTGGACACCAGAAATATAAACCAAAACACCATAGTGTCCCACAGTAGATGGGAAACTTGTGCCGTTGCCAGCACGCACAGCGAGGTTGGCAAGATGAGCATCATCCGCGCCCCACATGTTGGTGGTTGGTTTGAAAAGCAAAGCCTCTTCACCGAACCTACGGAAAATACCCAAAAGGGAATCCTCCTGTAAAGAAGCGAGTGGATAGTAACGGTAACCGGGAAGGTTTACCATATCCTCAAACTTATTCGGCAAAGCCGTTTGCCAACCATTCTGTTGTTCAGCCTGAGCCGGCTCATTGGAACCAATAGTGCTAAGATTGTTAATGGTCATGCGGTTGAAATTAATTGGGACAGGGGCCATGTGCACCTCACCTGACACGGTGCTAAAATTCATAGAAGAAACGAATTTAGCTCCGCCAGCTACAGCACGCGCAGAAGAAAACAGCGCGCGCATAGCCGTGAGGTTGCCAATGACATTGTCAACACCACCCCCAGCGATTAGACCCGAGGTGGGTCCAAAAGCATTCAGAGACGAGGTGGCGCCAGTATAAACTATACCATTCGGCCAATTAAAGACATTAGTGTTCCCGGCCCAGAAACCTGTGGCAGGAGTGCCAACCACACCCTGAACCACAACAGCGCTGGGGTCAGGGGTGATGCAGAAAAGCGCAGTACCGGTGTTTGGCGCAACGGCGACCATGTTGAGATCAGTGAAACCTCCGACAGCAGGCGCCGTCGAGACTGTCGCAACAAAGTTGCCAGTAAATGTGCCAGACAACCCCTGGTAATCGTCCGGATACCTAATACCATCAGCGTCCTCGGACCAAGGGTCCACATAAGCTGAGACAATATCCGGTATGCCGGGGATGGCGGGGGTGTTGGACCCTCGCCCTGCGCGCCCACGTTGGGAAAACCCTCGATGCAGAACCATCTGGCCATTAGCTTCCTTGTCCAAGAAATTGGAACGGGAAGGGAGCAGGGCCGGTTGGTTCGTACGTCGCCCAGTTCCAGACCTGGAACGAGACCGAGATCGAGAACGGGAACGCGTGCGTGAAGAAAAAGTAACGGAAGCCCGGCGACGCCGGGCAGGAATAGTAATTTTATTTCGTCGAGCCATGTGAGTGTATGGGATCCCTCCTCACAAAGAGACTGTTCATCGTGGTCCCCCAATGGGTTGAGCCGTGCAGTCGTTCGGCATTCTGTATAGCACGTAAATATTTACACCCGAAGGAAACGTTTTGGTCAATTTAAGAACCACGACCCCAAAACTAGGCGTCCCGAGGCATACGCCTACGAGGGTGCCACTGCGCGGGATTCAGTGTCACCTTGGAACGTCTATAAAAATCCTCTATAGCCAACTGTTCTGGCGGGGTATATCCATACGCGAGCCAGAAGCTATAACGTGTCCTGGGATGGACGTCCGAGTAAACGCGTCTCATGTCACGAGACATAGTACGCACTCCCCACGACTGCCCATCCACCACCGAGGCATGAAACTCGCCGGCACGGAGATAAGCGGCATAAAAATCCTGGAAAACCGGGATGCCGCCAGTAGCTGCCATACCCCCAGTGCCCACAGCATGCAACCAACCCCGGAAAAGGGAAGTGGTGCCATAAGGCTGTAAGCACATAGAATCTTTGGCAATGGCGTAATGAGGGTGGCGTACCATAACATAATGGTGTGCCTCAGGTCCAACCCAGACCGGGTGGGACTGACAAAACTCCAAAGCCTCAAGATCAAAGGCAGGCGGTTCAACCTCCATCGAAAACCCCATGCCTAGGAACCAGGCATCGAGTCCAGCTGAGAACCGTGGGAGATCACGTCGTTCCATAAAAACGACGCAATCGTCCCCATTGTTGGCCAAGTGAACTCGCACTCCGCAAAACAGAGCGTAAGCAAACACCATAAGGCACATCAACAAACAATTCCCAAGACCGGTGTTCATGTCACCAGACATACGACCACCATCAGTCCTATACTTAAGACGGCCGTCTGCGGTGTACCCCGTACACACGTTACGCAACTGCTGCCGGAGGAGTGCGCCAAGCTTACGACGATGCCCATGGTTCCTGAAACATTGCAGATAAATGCGATGTTCAGTGGCTAGAGCATCCCTCGAAACGTGCTGGTCAAAACGACTAGCATCTAGACCGACTGCGACCGGATCGCTGAAATCGGCCCACTTAGCAAACATGCACTCCCCCACTCGTGCAGCATTCATACCCTTCATGACAGTTGGCTGCCCAAACATACGGCCTATCGCCAAATAGAGCCGCTCCTCGATTGGTCGCAAAAACCGACCGAGTTCGATGTTGTACCGCGGGTCGCGTGGGCTAATAACCCGCGGTACTGGGTCCGCCTTACGAGTAAAATCCGTCTTCTCGTACTTGACGAACACCTTGACGTGGCTATCTTTCGGCTGTAAACTCACCCTCAGTAAGCTCTCGAAAGCACGTTGGTACACCTTCCTCTTGGGACCCCGGAATGTCGAGACAAACTCGGCA